TTTTTGTTCATGGTGATGATCGTATGGATAAACTTACTGGTATTCCAAGACACGATCTTATTGGTTCTATTATTAGAGAACGGTTTGCATGGTCTAATATCTTTGGTATGCAAGCTCATCTTACAGAAAATTATGAACAAACAGTTGATAATCATTACGTAGCTCGTTATCTCACATTCCAACTCACAGATTTAAACAGTAAAGTTCAGACACCTTATGGTGGACAGTCACAGATGATGAATTATCAGTTAAGGTGGTGATATTATGGTACAGCAAAATACTGATATGTTGGATGGACTCCAAGCTGCTGTTATAACCGATGCACAAAAAAAGGTAAATAAATCAAAATATGAATTTGATTCACTAAAAATGTATTTTGGCGAGGATTATGAAGTCGCTGGTATAAAAATATCAGAACCTACTATTGGAGATATTTTAAGAATTGGAGAAAACAATTTTTATCAATCTTTATCTCCTATCTTATATAATTCAACTTCTATACGAGTACCTTTATGGGATATGGGAATTAAAAATTGGTGCGTAGTCAAAGATATCCAAGTTTTTTCGTTCTTATCTTCTGTTCCAAACTTCAATAAAGAACCAGCAAAATTATTATTTAAAGATATAGATATTTTTGATTTTAAATTATATGAAATCAAAAAATCTTCTGATGGTGAATCAGAATGTTTTCTTCGAAATGATGATTTAAATATGATACTTTATGAGGATGATTACATGCAAATAGCAGAATATATTCGAACAATGTTAAATATTCATCCCAAGGTTGAAAAAGCAAAAGGTAAAACAGCAAGAAAGTGGATGGTTGACGAAGATAGATTAAACGCTTTACAGAAACCTAACAATCACAATTCAACTTTGTTATCACTCATTTCTGCATGTGTTAATCATCCTGGTTTTAAATATAAATTGCAGGAATTACGCAATGTTGGAATTTGTGAATTTATGGATTCAGTAAAAAGACTTCAAATTTATGAAGCAACTAACGCTATATTACATGGTCGATATTGTGGATTTGCTGATTTATCTAAAGTTCCAGATGATCAGTTTAATTTTATGAGAGAAATATAGGTACACATAACAAATTTGAGCAATTTTTATTGCTCTTTTTTTAATACAAAAATTTATTTTAAGGAGGAAAATAACATATGGGATTTAAATTAGGTGATATAATCATTGACCGTCTTCAGTTTGGTTATGGTGCAAGAGCAAACGGTACACCACTTTACGCTCTTACTCAGCTTTCAGAAATGAGTATCGAGGTAACTGCTGATAGCTCTGATATTAAAGATAAAGACGGTAATCTTGTATATCGTAAATATAATGGTAAAACCGCTGAAGTTAATGGTACAAATACATTCGTAAACTTGGCAGTTATTGAAACTCTTTCTGCTACAGATGCAGAAATCGCAACGGCTTCTCACACAATTAAGATGCCTTATATTACAACTGTAAAGGCAGGTGAAACACTTGATATTACAGGTTATGTTGAAGGTACTGTTGCTGTAAATGCCCTTTACAATGGAGCAATGGGACAGGAATATAGACTCGGTACAGGAACAGCTTCTGAAACAGAATTTATTATTAAACATACTGATGAAGTGAGTGCTCCACCTGAGTCTGTTAAACCAGCAAGTGATATTCTTACACCACCAACAGATAAGAATGAAGTCGAATATGTTGTTAAGTATACTAAGGAAGTTAAATCAGGTACAAAGATTGTAAACTCTGCTGATAAGTTCCCAAAAGCACATGAACTTTATTTTAAGGCTCTTGCAATCGACCCATGTGACAAAGAAAACTTCAAAGCTTGCATCGTGCGTATTCCATCATTTATTCCAAGTCCAGAGTTTACTCTTGCACTTCAGGGTGGTGATTCTCAGACGATGGATTTCAAAGGTGCTATTCTTGCTGATACATGTTCTGCTGATAAGGTACTTTTCGAAGTTTACTTTATTGATGAAGATGAAGTTGCATAATTTACTTACGAATCATAATATGGGTGGTATGAAAATACTGCCCTCTTATTAATTAAGGAGGACTGAGTGGATGGATGCAAAAATGAGAACATGCGTAGTCTGTGGAAAACAATATGAATATTGTAATAAATGTCGAAAATATGAAAATCTTCCGTTGTGGATGTTTACATTCTGTAGCGAAAGATGCAAATCTGTATACAATATTACTTCAAATTATGAAGATAAACGAATTTCAATAGATGAAGCAAAAGAACAGTTAAATAAATTTGATTTGTCTGATAAAGATAGTTTTGGTGATAGCTATAAAAAAGCAATCACTTCTATTATAAATACAAAAAATCAGACAAAGAAATCAATAAAGAAAAGTATTCATGAAGATACAAAGACAGATGATAAAGCTGTTAAAAAAGATATTATTGCTGATGTTAAAAAAGAAACAAAAAGTAATGTTGAATAGTGATTATTATTTAGGGAATATAACTCTATTCGATGTTATATTCCCTATTTTTTACGCTATTTGATACAGGAGGAATTAAAAGAAAAATTGAATATAAAGACAAATATACATTCAAGAAATTATACTTCAAAAGAGGTTGTTCGAATTGTAAAAATTGAACAAGTCATATTTTATAATGATCATCATGTTTATCCTATAGATATATATCCAAGCTATGATGATAAAACAGATAGAAAAATACTTGTTTTTATTTTCACAAAAGAAGATACCAAGGAAGTTTTTCAAAAATGGATAGAATATAAAAATGCTTTAAAGGAGAAAATTTATGAACAAAATTAACTGGAAAGTTCGTTTTAACAAAGAGAATATTTTATTTATTGCACAGGTTATTATTTCTGTTGTAATTCCTATCCTTACATACTTTGGCTTACAGGCAAGTGATTTAACCACTTGGACAAAAGTATGGGAAACATTTGTACAGGCTGTTAGTAATCCATATGTCGTTGTAATGGCAGTTGTTTCATTATTTAATGCAATCACCGATCCTACAACTAGAGGCATTGGAGATTCCACTACTGCTCTCTTGTATGAAAATCCTAAAAAATAAAGAAAGGATAGTTATACGAATGGAAGTGATAATAAAATCAATAATTGATTTAGTTCAGCACAATACAAGTTATTGTGCTTTTTTAATTGTTTTTATAGCAACTTGTATAGAAATTGTTCCAATTAAAATAAATCCATTAAGTTCATTGTTACATTGGGCTGGTGATAGAATTAACGGCAATATAAAAACACAGTTGGGTGAAATTTCAGAACAATTAAATCAAGTTTCTGATAGAGTTGACAAAATGGAAATTAATGATATGAGATCAACAATTTTAGATTTTGCAAATTCATGTATGAATGAAAGAAAACATACTCAAGAAGAATTCGATCATGTTATAGATTTATATCAGACTTATGAAACAATTATTAAAGAAAAAGATTTAAAAAATGGGAAAGTGGATTTGGCTTATAACTATATTAAAGAATTATATACTAAATCATTACAAGAAAATAGTTTTTTAAAATGAGGTGATAAAAATGGCTAATACAGCAAATAAAGTAATTGAGGTAGCCAAAAAAGAAGTTGGCTACTTAGAAAAGAGAACAAATGCATGGCTTAGTAGCAAAACTAAAAATGCAGGTTCAAACAATTACACAAAGTATGGTAAGTGGTTTGGTATGAATGGAGTTTTTTGGTGTGCGATTTTCATAAGCTGGATTTTTAATAGAGCGTTTGGAAAAACAAAAGCAAAAAAACTTTTATGTGGAAATTTTTCTGCAAGTTGTGAAACTTTTAGAAAACAATTTATTAAAGCAAATAAATATGCAGGTGGTAAAATCACTCCAAAAAAGGGATATATTATTTTTTTTATAGGTTCTCGTCATGATGGAGCAAATCATATCGGTCTTGTATATAAGGTTGAGGGTGGACGAGTTTATACAATTGAAGGAAATACATCAGGTGGCTCGACGGTTGTTGATAATGGTGGTGGTGTAGCGTATAAGAGTTATCCTATTGGATATGAAGAAATTCTTGGTTATGGTAAACCGTCTTATGATAATGATACTTCATCTTCTACTGCTTCAACAAATTCTACATCTGCAAAATTAACTGCACCAAAACCTACATTAAGAAAGGGTGTCAGTGGTGCTTCTGTGAAAATGTTACAAAAATGTTTGAACAAAGCCATTAAAGCAGGATTAACAGTAGATGGAATTTACGGTGATGCTACTTATAAAGCAGTTACAAAATTTCAAAAAAAACAAAAAATTGTTTCAGATGGAATTTATGGAAAAGGCACTTATAATAAGTTGAAAAAAGCAATAAAATAATGATTATTATATAAATATTTTTTGTATAATAAATGTTTCACGCATGAAACACTACTTGCATTATAATATGCATATACATAAAAATTCTACAAATACTATATATTATGGAAAATAAAGTATGGTTTTATCGAATGAAACAAAATATGTCATTAAGAGAGTTGTCACGAAAAACGGGTATATCAGTTGCCAATCTTGATAAAATTGAAAACGATAATACTCATGATATTTTATTAAGTAATGCAATTGCTTTATCAAAAGCTTTACATGTAGATTTGTATGAATTATTTTGTATAAAAATATAATGTAAGGAGTGATAATATGAAAAAAGAACGAAATTTTTTTAAAGTGGTATGCATTGATGAAAACAATCCTTTTGAATATCGAATTTTGGAGGATTTTAATTGCAATGATTTAGAAAGTGTTCATGAGTTTGTGCTACAAAAGCTAAAAAAACATCAAGGGGCAAAATGGATATTACTACCATACTCTTGTAAAATGTAAACTAAATTCAATATTATCAACAAGAAAGAGCGGATTCATTTGGATTCGCTCTTTTGTTATGTAAAGGAGTGAAATAAACGGAGAATATAAAATTAGTGATTGACAATTCAACACTTGAAGAATATGAGAAATATTATTTTAAACAACACCCAAGGGCAAGCAAGAAACCAATAGAAAATCCATACCATCCTACTATAAATCAGTGGATGATAATGAAAAGACCTATGATGAATGCCCTTAAACAAAAATGGAAAGATTTCATATGTTGGTTTATTGATAACCAAGGTTATTCTAACCTACACATTGAGAAATGTGAAATGGGATTTATTACATATTACAAAACCAATCGTAGACATGATATTGACAATGGTACCCCAAAATTTCTCCTAGATGGATTTTCTGAGAGTGGTTTCATTGTTGATGATGACAGTAAACATATTACAAAACTTATTATGGAATGCTATGTGGACAAAGAAAATCCACGCACAGAAATAACAGTAAATGTATTAGATTAAAGGAGAAAAAGGAATATGAGACTTTTAGAGTTTGTAGAGAAGTATAACAACACAGCAAATAACACATTAAAGGAACAGCTATTAAGTAAAATTAAAATCACACCATATGTATCAATCATCAAGAAAGATGCTTACGCGCAGTTGATTGTAGATAAGACAACATTTGAGCAGGAATCTTATGATGATAACGGAGTAACAAAATATCGTAAAACAGATAAGATTAGAGTAAATTCTGTTGCTCAGTATGTACAGTTTTGTCGTGCTGTGATTGAAGTATATACCGACCTTGAGATTGATGAGGATGATAAAGGCTTTATCAAGGGATATGACGCACTTAAATCATCTGGCTTACTAGATATTTTAATGGTTGGCTCTGATAAAACTGATCCACTTATCCCTATGAGTGAATTGAGTGAGTTTAAGACCATTTTAACAATGAAGCAGTCAGACACTCAGTTTAATGAGACAACCGCTCAGGCGTTTATTAGCAAACAGATTGGAAGAATTTCTGATTTAGCGAACGCTACTCTTACACCGCTTGTTGATGTTGTGAAGAAGAAACTTGATAGTTTATCCAATGATAACTTGAGAAAGATTCTTGATGATTATAAGCTTAGCAGTACTACAAATTTTAAAGAGGTATAGAATATGTATAAAGTAAAATTCGCAATTTTTCCAGAAGATATTTATAAAAGATTAGATCAATCAGAAAAAGAAAGATTTTCAAATGTAGTTTTTACTAAGGCAGAAATTGGTGGAGATGGCGTAGTAGAAATCACGGCAATTTGTACATCAGATTCAGAAAATGAATCCCCTAAATGCTGCAGAAGATATTTATAAGATGAATTTCAAATTTCTTGTGAAATAAACAGGCTCTATGCGTGTCAAAGCGTATAGAGCTTTTCTTATGGAGAGTGGTTATGCTGCTCTCCTATTTTAATGAATAAATAGTGAAATTTTTGGAGGTGATGATACATGGCAAAAAGTAATTTAATATCAATGATTATGGCAGATATTAAGAAAAAAGAAAAACAGTTAGCAAAAGAAGTTGCACCTGAAATCAATCAGTTATTCAAAGAGTCTGTTCGTAATTCATTGATTGATTGGTATAACGACTATTCTCCAATGACTTACGAAAGAACAAATAATTTTATGAATGTATATCAGTCGGCAAGAACAACTGTAAGTGGAAATATTTTAAATTTACAGGCAGATTGCTTTTTGATGAACACATATCCTGGTTGGTTAGGACAACCATTAAATGTTGCGACAGCTTTTGATTACATGTTTATGAATGGAGAACATGGTCATGGTCGTTGGATGATGCACCAAAGTATACCTCCATTTGAGATTGTAGACAGAGATTTTCAAAATGGATTTGGAGATCGTGTACAGAAAATTATTGATAGAAAAGCAAAAGAATTATTTAGATAGGAGGGAATTAATATATGTCTGGAATGGCGAATTGGAAAGCCAAAATTGAATTAGATATAAAGGATTTACAAAAACAGCTCATTGACGCAGATGAAAAGATCGACAAGTTTGCCAATGAAGACCGAAAAGTAAAATTAGATATAGACACAAAGACATTAGAAAGTGCTATTCAAAAACTTGATAAAATGCTTGATTCTATTGGTAAAGGAACGGGTGATTTTAAACAGTTTGAAAATTTATCAAAGGAACTGTCAAGTATTGTATCAGAAGTACAAAGTTTAAGTAAAGCTTTTGGTAAAGTAGATGATTCTGGTACGAAGACACTACTCTCTTCTATCCAAAACATTGATAAGTCACTTTCTGAACTGAGTCAGAATATTCTCAATGTTAATAAGAACATGGGTAACATGGGTGTTAATACGAATGGTGCTGTTAAACAGGTAGAGAATATTAGTAATGCATATCAAGATGCTGCTAAAGAAGCTGAGAAGTTGGCTGACGCACAGAGTAAGATTGGACAGAAAACGAATATTTCATCTGGAAGGAAAGACGCATTTCCTAAGACTTCTGAAAACTTAGAACAAGTTGCAAAATCTGAACAAAAAGTACAGCAAGAAGCTGTGGCGACTGACAAGGCACTTGATAATATCAGTTTTACTCCTAATACAGAGGGGTTTGATGATATAATTGCCAAGTTTGGAATACTTCGTGAACAGGCAGAACAAATAACAAAGATAGTTAAGACTACTAAGCAAACTGCCGATGGTATGCCAAATATTTCGTATAAGGCAACATTAAGAAATGGTAGTTCTTATTACCTTGGCGAGAATAGTACACCACAAGTTTTAAATGCGAGTGAAACTGTATATGATGCAAAAGCAGATAATGCAAAGAAACTTGAACGAGAAAAACAGATTTGGAATGAACTTACTACTTCTCTTGATAGATATGCTACTCTTCAAAAGAGAATTGCAAGTAACAATGCTTTAAGTACAGATAATGAGGAAGCAACAAAACTTCTTGAACATATTCATGAATTACAGAGGAATGATATTCTTCCAGCAGAGAAATTAACTGCTTCTAATGAAAAATTACAACTGATAAATCAAACTGTTACAGATTTAAAAGCAAAACTCAAAGAATCTACTCTTGATTCTGTACAAGGTTCTATTGATAAGTATCGGAAAATCATTACTCAAGCAAAAAAATATCCGTCTGATTTTCACCCAAGTACAGAATACAATACACAACTTGCAAAATTAGAAAGTGCAAATAATGCACTTAAAGATTATAAAGCCTCATTGCAAAGCGTTACTGAACTTACGAAAGATCAGCAAGCGGAAATCAACAAATTAACACAAAACTGTGAAAAAGCAGCTAAGGAATTTAAGAAACTTTCGGCTGCTGAAAAAGGTACGGTTGAAGTCGGTATTGAGAAAGCTATTCAGAGAATCAATAAAGATCTAGCAGAGAATACAAAATATTCCGCTGAAGCTAAAGCTGGTCTTAATACATTGCTAATACAATTAACCTCTGGTGATCCAAGTATCAATTTAAGAAAAATCACAGAAGAGATGATTAGAATTGAAAATGCTGAAATTGCTGCTGGTAGAGCTGGTAAATCTCTTTGGGATATTTTTAAAACAAAATCGACATACGGTTTTATCGGTCAAATGCAAAGTTTTCTTAGTATGTATGTTGGGTTCTACGGAATGATTAATGCAGCAAAGAAAGTAGGTTCTACCCTTGTTGAGCTTGATACAGCATTAGTTGACTTAAAAAAGACAACTACTATGAGTTCATCTGAATTAGAGAATTTTTATTATGATTCAAATGATATTGCGAAACAGATGGGTGTAACAACACAAGCAATCATTGATCAAGCAAGTGCGTGGTCACGTTTGGGATATTCTACAAAAGAACAAAGTGAGACTATGGCAAAATTAAGTTCTCAGTTTGCTTCTATTTCTCCTGGTATGTCCACAGATGAAGCCCAGGAAGGTCTTGTATCTATAATGAAAGCCTTCGACATTGATCCAAATGATGTTGAAACAGAAATTATGGATAAAGTAAATGTACTCGGCAACAAATTTGCCGAAAACAATCAAGATGTAGTTGAAGGTTTGAAGCGTTCTGCTGCTGCTATGTCTGCTATGGGGCAGTCCTTCACTGATACGGCAGCCTTATTCACAGGTGGTATGGAAATTTTGCAGGATTCTGAGTCAATGGGAACTGCATTACGTACTCTTTCAATGCGTATCAGGGGCTACGATGAGGAGACAAACCAGCTATCTGACGATTTAGTTAATGTAACTGGTGAAGTTGCAGATTTAACTAAAACTACAAAGAATGCACAAGGAATATCGTTATTTACAGATGCTTCTCAAGAACACTATAAATCAATGGTTCAGTATCTTGGCGAAATAGCTGATGAATGGGATTTGATTTCCGAAAAAAATCAGACAGAGCTTCTTCAGAAACTTTTTGGTAAAAACAGGGCAAATGCAGGTGCTGCCATCATCCAGAACTTCGATCAAGTTCGTGCAGCTATCAAAGCAATGGATGAAAGTGCTGGTAGTGCAGATAAAGAGATGGACACTATAAAATCATCGCTTGAATATAAGCTAAATGCCCTTCAGGAAACTTGGACTGGTACAATTCAAAATATAATGAAGAGAAGTGATCTAGGTTTCCTTATTGATGGTTTAACTAAGTTGTCTGAAGGAATTGGAACTGTAACGAGTAATCTTGGTTTACTCAAGACCGCTGCATTAGGAGTTACAGCGGTTTTATCTGCAAGAAACAATGTCGGTAAATGTTATGTAAGTGCATAATATTTCAAATCATATCAAATTGTTTTGAATATGCCCACCTATCTCAAGAAATATATTCAAGAGATGGGAAGTATAGAGTTAGTCAATCTATAGGCGTTGTATAAACTAAATCGTAATTGGAAGTGTGCTACTTCCAGTGCTGGAAAGAAAACCGTATATTATAAAATAACACACTACAACGTGGCTAGAAATGGCGAGCGTGAATGTATTCCGAAAGGATGTTGGCGACAACAAGAAAAGTCAAATCCAGAAATGGAGGTTATTCGGATATATGGGGCAACCCTAAGTATCATGTCCTTAATGGACTAAAATCGGCAATCAGCAACGGACTCTATTATAATTGGAGAATATTATAATGGAAGTGTTCAGAGAGTATAAACGATTTTGAGTTATCATTAGATAGCTTGTGATAGGTACTCCATACGCAGTTATCGGACTGTTCCTTGATGAGTGAGAATCATCAGTGACTAGGATATAAAACCGTTAAAGAGTGTTGCTACTCTCCCCTATTAAATAGCACATTGTTAATAGGACAACAGTAGGGTTCGTGTGTACCGTAAGTTTGAAAGAAACACACAATAAACGGAGAATAATATAATAGAAGGAACTGTCGTGATGACATACCTTTTATATATATAATGAAAATGTTAATAAATTTTTCTTATTTTTGAAAGGATTGATAATATGGATAATTCAGAAACTATAAAGAAAAATATTCGTACAATAAATCCAATATTTACAGATGAATTATTAAACTTATTATACGAATATCTATTTTTACGACATTCGAGTGAATGTTTAATAAGTTTACAAGATATAAAAGAAGATATTTCTTTAAAAAATAAAATAAGTGAAGTTACACTTTCAGCTATTAAGAAGTAGTTCTTTTAATATTTCTTTCATTGTTGTAAGCATATTATCTTGTGCGGTTTTGATACAGGCAAGATAAGGGATATTATTTTTTATAATATCATCCTTATCTTTTAATGCTTCTTCATATCTTTCATAATTGTTTGCAAATTGAGAAGCTATATCTTCTTGATTGTACATAATTTTTGAGAATGCTTCATCTACTGTTTGTTCTATTTGGCTTTCAGTTAATTTATTCATTATATTCATCTCCTTGTAAAATAATATAATTATATATTATCATATTTGATACAGAATAACAGTCAGAACATCTGTTTTATGTCAATAGAATATAAACTGTTTGTATTTCGAACAATGCCTTTACAAAAATTTTGATTTGTGCTATCTTCAAAATATGAAAATTTTTCATTTTTTGAAGGAGGTAACACGATGAAAGTTTCAAGAGAAAATTGTCCAGTTAAACCATTGATAGGAAAAATGAAACGAGAGAAAATTGTATTAAAGCACAAATTGCAAAGAAGAGAATCTGTTTGGTCTAATCCAAACAAATCATTACTTATTGACTCTCTTTTAAGAGGATATATTGTACCACCAGTTTATACTATTTCTGAAGATGGTGTACAATATGTTATTGATGGTGTACAGCGATTAAGCACGTTAAAAGGATTCTATAATGATGAGTTTGCAATATCTAAAAAGGCAGAACCAGTTATAATTGAAGGAACTGAATATAATATTGCAGGATTGAAATTTAGCAAACTTGACCAAGTTGTAAAGGACGAGTTAGATAGTTCTGCCATCACAGTATATGAAATCACTGAATATACAGATAAAGATGTCAGAGAAATGTTCCGAAGGCTCAATTCAGGGAAACCGTTGAATACATCACAGAAGCTTACACCTGATATGTCGGATGAATTCAGCAATGCAATTTTTGATATTGTCTCTCTCCCATTCTTTGAAAAGAGATTGACATCTGCTCAGTTGAAGAGTTCAGTTGATCAGAGTATTGCGCTTGAAACATTAATGCTCTGCTCCACTAACAAGGATAACGATTTTGCTTCATTTAGAGGTAAGGATAAAGAAAACTTTATTAAATTCTATAATGACAAAGTTGAACAAGAAAAGATTGAAATTGTCAAAACCGCAATCAATAAACTTGATGAATCTCTTGAAGAAGATGTGAAAATTCCAAAGACAAGTATTTCTGTACTGTGTTTTGCAGCATATAGAATTTGTAAAGACAAAAAGAGCTTTGAGAAATTTGCTTTGAAAGTAAGTGAGTTCTTGGCAACATACAACGATAATACTGAATACAAAAATAATCTTATGAATGGTACTAATTCTGCCGAGTCTGTCAGATTTAGATTGGATTATTGGAGAAATATTATAAGAGAATTACAGTAAGTAATTATATGTATTTTGTTTAGAGAGTAGTCACACGGCTACTCTCTCACTATATGAATCGTATGTTTCATTGGATTATAAAATCACTTCTCAGTTGTATCAGCCTCATATTTTATATATTTGTCTTTATTTTTATAAATAAACCGCTTATGTATATTTGTTGAATTATTAAATTTTTTAATTATTCTACATAGCATAAGGATAATTGAGATTCCAACTGAAATTATAGGTTGATAGTCTTCTACAAAAGAAATTACTAACTGGATTTTGTTCATAATCTTACCTCATCTTTCTGTAACTGTTTCTATATACTAATACACTTTTCATATATAAAATTCTCTCCATTTTTTAAAACTTTTTCAAAACATATGTTCTGATAGAAATATGTAGTATTCTGTCGTATAATATTTGGTAATTTATACCAAATATTATACGAGAGGAGAATTAGAAATGGTAAAATATGTTTATTGTGGATTATATGATATTGATCTTCATGGCGAAACATATGCAGAATTTGATGGTGAACATCCAACGATGATAGTTCAAACTAAAAAAGAACCTAAAATGTACATTGTAATACCATTTACTTCATACGAACCGAACAGGTGGAAGAAGTTAAAGAAAAAGATGTGTTGTAGAGTTGAATCAACTAATTCTATTGCAAGAATTGATAGGATTAAAATTATTAACGATTCAGATATTACCAAAAGATGGATTGACATTGAAAAGAAAAGTTTACTTGTACCGAGCAAAGAAGATGTTGAAAAAGTGTTAAAAAAGTCTTTGGCATATATAGAAGCGTCTTTTAATCAATCCTATTCATTTTATTTAGATTATTTAAAAGAGCGTGAAGTTTTGGAAGATAATATCAAAAAGACATTTATAGATTTTGATTTTAATAATTCTATATTTACGTTTGATTTTACAGAAGATAATGTTACAAAAATATCTTTTTCTATGGATTATGTAAAATCTATGGCAATGATAGATATACAAGATTTCTTTAATAAGATATTTAATAGAAGAAAATTCACTGTTAAAATAATAGATGTTAAAAAGTTAATTGTTGTTTCTGTTAAGAATAGTGATGAAAACATGTTGACAATTAAGGAAAAGTATGATAGTATAATGTCAACAGAAGGGTAGCTTTACTATATGGGCATAAAACCAACTGTTATTTTTGTATACCACAGCATTGAGAGCATTCTATTGATGTAAGTCTAAGTGCATTTGATGTATAATTTTATTTTATTTACATATAGTATAATAGCGTAAAGGGTATCGAAAGTGTAAATCCAAACGCATTGAGATTAAAAAGCATCTGCTAACGCAGGTGCTTTTTATATTATAATAAATAACAATAAAGAGCAAATGTATTCGCACTTGCTCTTCCACCACGATCTAACACAAAATAAACGACCTGTCATCCGACAAGCCTTCTACTCTTCTAATTTGAGGTGATAAATACGAATATTGATTTAACAAAACTTATTCCTCAACCTGACTTACGAAACCTATCTGACGTTTCGGAACTTCTGGAGCAGGTTTTGGAACAACCATTAAAAGAAAATTCAACAGTTGTACATGCTGTATCAGTTCCAACGGTTTGCCAGATGTGTCCTCTCCGTGGAAACAGACCAAATTGTAGCCAATGTAACCGATTTATCTAATTAAAAGCGAGGTGAAAATATGAACGAAAATTCAAAAAATAATATTACCACTAATGAATCATCAAATAATATCGTAATTCACAGTGGCAATAGTGATACTATTACTATAGATGACATAGGAATAACTTTTAATCTGGAATCTGGAAAACTCCATTTCCTAAATCAATAAATATTATTAATAAGCATTAAGAAATAGCCCTTGGATGGGTAGAAATTTTTTATATCTTTTAGCCCTTAAATGGGTAGACAAGAGACATCATTACGATGTCTCTTTTATGTTATAAAAATATAATAAATAAAAGATTTGCTATCAACAAGTCTTTTACTCTCGTATTATATCTGATACAGCCTGAACATATGTTTTTATCTTCCATTCGGTTTCCAAGTATAACCACAATTCGCACAACGATTAACAGTTTTGCTTGAACCGATAGTTCCCCAAAACCAACTTACTCCTCTCGCACCTGTTGTTATTGCGGTTGAATTACACTTAGGACACTTAGGAACATTTTGTTGGGATTGTTGGATAGGTCGTTCAAATCCATGTTCTCTATACCGATTTATAACCTTACCTGTTTTATTACTAATCACTTCTGTCTCAGTATATTCGGCTACAGCACCACAATCGGGACATTTACATTTAATTCCTACAAATGTGTCGAATTCTTTAACTGGACAATTGGATATACATTTATCGCTACTACATAAATATTCATATATTTTTTTATCTTTATCTTTTTCATTAATTGGGAATCCACAGTTCGGACAGATTTTTGCCATATTGGAAACTTCTTTTTTACACTCTGGACATATGATAAGTGACATAGTATTATCCTCCTTTTAAATATAATGATATACTTTCTCAAACAAGTATAACATATAATAGTAAGATATTCAAAACAATTGACAACCCAAAGGGAGATAATTTCTTATCAAAATATGGTGTTTTAGGAAAATCTTTTTCTGATATAAGAAAGGATTGGAATAATGGTGTTGGATTAAGAGCTAGTGTATTTAGTAGAAATTTACCAACTAAAAACGATATACAAGCAGTAAAAAATATGGCTCAAGAAATGAAAAACGGAGCAACTTTTGGAACTGCTTGGAGAAATAATATGAATAGCTGTACTGATGCAACAAGAAGAATGGTTGTAGAATGTCGTAGAGGCGGTAACGATATTTCTACTTTGGCTTCTAATATGGAGAGGTCTGGAGCCTCTGCAAAAGCCGCAGCCATTGGTTTTAACATATTAAAAACAGCAGCAAATGTTCTTCTTGTAGTTGGTATTACTGAGTTAATTTCAGGCATATATCAATTCGTACAAGCTTCAAAAGACATTGCAAATTCAGCACAAGAAATAGGTTCTAAATTCAAAGATACCGAAAAAGATATTAGCAGTTATAAGAAAAAAGTCGAAGAACTACAGGGTACAATCAATGATTCATCTTCTTCTATAGATGATGTTGCAGACGCTAGAGAAGAATTGATGAAGATTCAGGATGAGCTTATTGAGAAGTATGGCACAGAAGAAGCTTCTATTAAAAATATTACTGATGCAGTAAATGGTCAGGCAAAAGCTTGGGAAAATTTAACTCGTCAACAATGGATTGATGCAAAAAATGATTTTAATAATAAATCTAAAAATGGTATTGTAAAGAATTTTTCTAATTTTATTCATGGCTATAAGTCAAATATAGATCGAATGAAAAAGGAGTTTGGGGAATATTCTGTTGATATCAATGCAGGTAGTATTACGGGTAAGGAAAACCGCAGACAAGTAGAAGAAATTTTATCGAAATTTGGTAAACTTACTCCTAATGGAACATATGGTAATTTAAAACAGCTTACTTTAAAAGGTAACGCTACAGAGGTTTATAATCAACTTTTAAAAATTCAATCAGTATTCAATTCATTAAATAATGAAAGTATTGGCAAAAATAGTTCATTTGTTAATGACCTTGGTGATATGGCTGAATCAGCAAAAGAAGTATCTGAAAAATATAAAGATTTTTGGAACGAATATCTTTTAAATGATAAAATTCTTACACAAGGCAGTAAATATTCATCTTCTTATAAAAATATTTTAGATGATTACGATAAATACCAAGAGGCTGCTAATTCTAAAGATAAAAAGAGGACGAAAGAAGCAAAACAAACTCTTGTAGAGTCTATATCAGGAGTAATGGATGATGCATTAAAGAATGGAGATAAAGATGTAGTTTCCTATTTTGAAAACATGTATCCTGAATTAAAAGCTGAAGTAGATTCTTGGCGTTTCGATATTAAATTTGAAGCAAACAAAGATAATTTAAAAGATCAAGTTAAAACCGACCTTGAGAAATTAAAAGGGTTTTCAACTGAGGATTTAAAAGAAGATACATTTAATCCTAATGCTGTTACCAAAGAACAAGCTGCGGCTTATAATGATTTAATTGGATTAGCCGATAACTATGGTTTATCAATAGATGAACTTATAGAAAAGTTTCAAAAACTCGGATTAGTACAACCAAAAGCATATCAAGAGTTAGTTAATAAATTTGGAAAAGTAAAGGTTAATAAATTAAGTAAGAAAGATTTAGAAATTGCTTATACAATTCCTAATGTATCACTTCTCTCATGGGATGAACTTCTCAAAAAAATTAAACAGGTAAAGAAAGAGGCTTCTGAACAGAAAAATATCCCCCAATCATTTAATTCTGCATGGGGAGAATTAGACGACAGCACTAAGAATAGTCTTCTTGAACTTGCAGAAGCAGGTAATCTTACAAAAGAGACATTTTTAAAAGTAGAAGGTTCTTCAGATTTCTTAACAAAACTTGGATTATCTGAAAAAGATATCGACAAAGTTATCAACAAAATCAACAAATTAGTTGACAATTCTAAGCAGTTATCCACAATGCGTTCAGGTATCTCTTCTATTACTTCTGCTTATGATGAGAAAAAAGATTCTAAATACAACACTGTTAGTGCAAGCACTCTCTCATCTATGTATGATACATTAGGTATTAAAGAATGGGATAAAGAGAATATTAAAGCGTGGGAAAACTATAAAGAAATTGCTGGTGATAGTGCTCAATCTCTTTCAAGTTTAACAAAAGCTCAGAATAAGCTTGCGTCTGCATATGTAAATAGTCATGATTTCTTATCAGGTTTAACAAAAGAAACTCAAGATTATTATGAAGCTCAATTAACTGAAATGGGTGTTACTAATGCTCATGAAGTTACAACTCAAGTTCTTGCAAATAAAATGCAGTATCTCGCTGAACAGAAAGCATATGCAAAAAAAGAAGGCGAGGAATTATCAAAGGCTAGTACCAAAAACCTTAAAAATTTCATTGATGAGCAAGGTGGTGCTAACAAGGTAAGTGCTGCGTTATTTAATCTTGCAGTAAATAAAGAAATGGTTAATAATCATGCATTAAATTTCGATGGTGATGTTTCTAATTTATTATCTTATGTGGAATCTATTGAAGGTGCAAATAAAGCATTAAACGCTTTAAAGGCATTAAAGGCAATTCAGCATGATGATTATGATACTGCTGCAAAGCTTGGTTATCATTATATGGATACATCTTCAATGTCTAAACTTGTAGGAGATGCTAAAAAAGAAGTTAATAAAGCCAAAAATAAGCTCAAGACAAACACTACAAAAGTAAATCCAACAGTAAGTTTAGGCAATAAAAATAATAGCAGTAAAGATTCATCTAATAAATCTAAATCCAAAGACAAAACCAAACCCACAGCTCAAATCTTTGATTTTATAGAAAGACGCATCAATAAACTTACAAAGACTATTGATTATGCAAAAGCAAAAATGGAAGCTTTGTTTACTGTTAAGGCAAAGAATAGCCAGTTAGATACAGCTCTCAAAAATACTACTAACCTTATCAATGCACAGAAAAAAGCTGCGAATAAATATCAAGCATATGCTGATAAATTAGCCAAAAATGCAACAAAAGGAAAAAAGGGATTAAAGCAATCAGAAGTTAATAAATATATTAAACTTATTGAAAATGGTTCATTAACAAAGGAAGCAATAAGCTCTATTAAAAATGAAAAGCTGAAAACTTTTATTGAAAATTATCAAACGTATTATGATAAAGCTCAAGAAGCAAAGAAGGCAGTTCAGGATAACATTGCTTCTATAGTAGAACTTAATAAACAGAAACTCGATAATATCACATCTTATTATGATGCCCTTATCTCAAAGATTGATGCAACAACTTCAAAACTTGAAGCACAGATATCTTTACAAAAATCTGTCAATTCTGTTTATGGTAAAGGTGAAATTGGTAGTGCTGATACATATGATAAAGTTATCTCTAGCACATTAAGTGATATTACACAATATAAATCAGAGAAGAAAACATATGACAGTACAAGGAAATCTGCACGAAATAAACTTAAAAAAGAGCTAAAGAAAAACGGTGTATCTAAATCAGAAAGAAAAGCTGCACTTGTACAATTTGATGCTGAAACAAAAGCCCAAATTGAAAATTTCAATACCAGTATTTTCAATGCAGAATCTAAGTTGTATGAATATGCACAGTCACTTGCTTCTCTCCCATGGGATAAAGCAAGTGCAAAGGTTGACAAATTATCATCTTCTTATGATGTTTTAAATGCAAAGCTGGCAAATGGAACATCTGTTACTGACAAGAATAAAATCCTTGACCAGATGAACGGTAATCTTGATAGCCAGTTGTCTCAAAAGAAATCTGCTTTGACTAATGATAATAAAAATATCAAAGATACTGCTAAATGGCTTAATAAAAACACTAAAACTAAAGTTAAATCGGGTAAACTTATAAGTTTAGAAGATTTAAATGCTATTAAGAAGAAATATGGTAATAATTCTAAACAGTATGCTAAAGCGATTGCATACAATAGTTATGTTGATAAGCGAGACACAGATAAATTGGATTATGACAAGTCTGTTGAAGAGAATAAAAGCAATAAAGCAGAAAATGCTAAAACGAAATTTACGAACATTCAAAATGATTACCAGAGAAAATTAGATACTATATCTAATTCTGCTGATAGTCTCAATAATCAGATGTCAATTCTTGAGGCAAAAGGTTATAAAATAACAGCGAATTATTATCAACAGCTTGCCAATAATTCACAAAAAACTATCAATGAAGCAACTAAAGAAAAAGAAGCACTTCAAGCAAGTTTAAATGAAAGTCTTGTAAATGGCACTATTCAAAAAGGTACTGATGCATACTACGAAATGGTGGATGCGATAAATACTGTTACAAAATCAATAGATGAAGCCGCTCTCTCTCAGACACAGTATTTACAGAAAGTTCGTGAAACAAATCGTGAAATTGAAAAGAGTGCTCGTGATGCAATAAGCAATTTAAATTCAGAAGCAGAGTTTTATAAAGACATACTTGCTTATGAAGAGTTATACGATGATAACGGCAATCTTAATGATGCTGGCAAAGCAACGATGCAGTTGAGTATGGTTGAAATGAGTGATTATATTGCCTTAAATAATAAACTTAAACAATCCATTGCAGATTTGGAACAACAATATGCATATGGTAAAATGGGCTTTGATGAATACTATACGCAAAAACAAACTTTGTTGTCAGAGCAAAGAGAGGCGATTAAAGGTTATTATTCTGAATGTGATGCTATTAAAACATTGATTGAAAATGGCTATAATGCTCAAAAAGAAGCATTGTCTGATTTAATATCAAAATATACAGAAGCTCTTGATGCTGAAAAAAATTTGCATGATTATGAAAAAAATATCAAAGAAAAGACAGAGAACATTGATAGTATTAAGAAAAGAATTGCTGCATTACAAGGTAATGACACTGAGGAAGCAAGACAGAAAATTCAAAAACTTACTATTGATTTGAAATCTGCACAAGAGGATCTTGAAGAAACTCAATATGAGCAATATTTGAGCGATCAAAAAGACATTCTTGATGATTTGCAAAATGATTATCAAACATTCGTTGAGGAACAATTAAAGAATGTTCAGGATTTGATTAACGCACTTATTACAGATGCAAATACCAATACTGGAGCTGTTGTTGATAAACTTGATAATATTGCAAAATTGTGGGGGACAGATTTCGAGAATAACAAATTAAAAGAAAGCCTTGAAACGGCAAGTTTTGGTTCAGTAACTAATCAAGATGCAAACGCTGTTAAAGTATCAGAAAAAGTTTATGATAAGTTTAAAGATGATTTATCCACTTCAAAAGTTATTAAACTTGGAGATCCACCTGTACTTCCAACTGATAATAGTGAAGATCCCGATACAAACAGTCACAAAAAGAAAGAACAAGAGGAAGAAACCGCTAAAACTTCTGATCAATCTTCCAATTTAGATTATACAGAAATAGCAAAAGTTGATGTAAAAAACAAAGATGACGAAAAAGCTAAAAATAAAACACAGTCTGGTGCTATTGTGAATCCAGAAGCCTATAAATCTGATAAGGAAAAAGAAAAAGAAAGTTTCAAAAAAATTATAAATAATCTTATTGGAAGCTCTGATGATACAAATAAACCGCTTCGAAAAGTAAAAAAGGGTGAAACTTCTAAGAGTGCTTTAAATAAAAAGTTGTCTGCGGATTATGGTGTTGTTGTTAAATCTGGTGCAGGAAATCACGGACAAAAATATATTGATATGTTTGCTAAAGCCGTTGGACTTGTTGGTTCTGGTGGTGGATATGGTGAAAACGATGAAGTATATCAGAAATTAAAAAAAGATTATCCTCATCTTGGTTTCTCAACAGGAGGTGTTGTAGGTCAGTTAAATAAAGTGGCTACAGACAATGGAGATGATGCCTGGATTACTGTAAAATCTAAAGAAAGAGTTCTTACTGCAAGACAGAATAATCTCTGGGAAAAATGGACAAAAAACCTTCCAGAATTGATGAATGTAGTTGATTATTTACCTGACATATCGGAATATATGCCTAAAATACCAGACATGACTAATAATATAAAAGCTCAAAATACTGGAAATTCAGTCAATGTTGGTGATATTTCATATACTATGGAATTTCCTAATGTCACTGACCCAGCTTCAATGAAAGAAGCAATTAAGCAAGATACATCATTGCAGAATATGTTGCGTGATATCACAATAGGTCAGATGAAAAAAGGGAATAAACTTGGTATGATGAAGTATTAGTTTTATGGAGAGTGGCGGTGCTGCTCTCCCGTATTAAAGTTTATTATGATTATTATTTGATTCATATGTTCTTCGTTGATAATTGTTGAATGTTGGTATATAATGGTAGATATTATTACTGATATATTGATGATTGGAGGAGAATGTTATGGATAATAATTTTACTGGTGAAAAAGATGGGATTTTTTATAAAAACGGAAAACCGATACGAGGTTTTTTTACGAAAAGTTCAAATGTTAAAAATGCACCTGATCCAGAAAAGATTATAAGAACTATTGAAGAACAAACAGCGAAGAAAAAGGAGGATTGAGCACAATAAATATAAAACCATTATTGGAACAGTTACCAATTATTTTTGAATATTTTGTTCCTGGATATATTTTTATTACAATATTTTTATATTTTACCTCAAGAAAATTAGGAACAAATATTATATTGGGGAGCGTAGCAATAAGCTATCTGTTAAAAGCGATATGTACATGGTTTCATACATTTGTATTTGTTAAAGTTGGTTTTGGATGGAGTAAAAGAGCACTTATTCTGATTATAATAGCAATAATATTATCACTATTTTGTATCATTATTTCAGAAAGCAAAATATTAATGAAGATTGTTTTGAAAATAAACAATAAATCAATACATGATGATATATGGAGTGATATTGTAGAATATAAAAGAGGAACTACTCTTAGAATTATATGTGATGATTGTACATATACAGGTAAACTATTTATGTATGAGGAGAAAGGTAATGATTCGTGGTTTTGTCTTGAAGACTATGTTGTTGAAGAAAAAGATAGAAAATATAGTTTAGTAAAAACAGAAACACCGTGTAGAATTGCAATAAGATTAGCAGACGCAAAGCGTATAGAATTATTTTATGGTGTAATTGAAAAATCTAAAGTCAGAATATGGCTGGAAAATAATAAGTATTTTAAACGCTTTTTTAAAAAATCAAATTAAATACTATTACCCACAAAGGCAGTCTAGTGAGATAATCGCTAGGCTGTTTTTCTATGCAAAAAATTAAGGAAAAGGAGAAATCAATGTTTAGTAAAGATAGAAAAATAGAGATTTTAACTGCCGAAGTTGAACGCTTACGCAGAGAAAATAAAATGCTTAAAGACCGTGATGCAAAAAAGATTGCTAAGAAAGCACAGGAAATCTCAGATGAATATATAAAAGAAACTCAGGATAATTTAGACGAGATTATAAAGTTAAAAGAAAAATATCATAAGTTGATTGATGAGCTTGAAGATGTCAGGGAAGGTTATGAGAAAGAAATGGAGAGGTTTATGGGGGAAGTTAGGAAATCTAAAAGAAAATTTTTCAAAAAAATAAATAAAAATAAAACAAGGAGGG